CGACGGGGAGGACGACAATGTCAACTAAGCGGACGCCGGAAGAGATGCGGGCGCTGCTGGTGCGATTCGTCAAGACGATGGCCGGCCTATTCGGCACGGCTATCGGCGTGCTGTACGTGCTCAAGGGGGGCAAGCGCTGAGCGAGAGCCAAGGGGTAATAAGGCCGATCTCGGTCAATATTCTAGGTAAGTGCTACAGCATTACATACGTCGACAACCCCGCAGAGGTGGACATATACCATCGTCAATCGCTTTGGGGCCAGATTGACCACTGGACGCGCACTATCCGGGTCTATGACAACGGGCGAGCGGACGGCGATTTATGGGACACCATCATGCATGAGGTTCTACACGGCATCGCCTCGGAACTGAATATTAAAGCGCTAACAGACAATGACTGCGAGACAGTCATTGGGCTGCTTGGCATGGCCCTCAGCGACGTTTTCATTCGTAATGGGTGGCTCAAGTGAGCAACCGCTGCTACGTGACGTTCTGGGCGGTGGGCCTGTTGGCGCTCGTGCTCGTGGGCCGGTGGCTCATGCGCGACTATGCCGACTACCTGCTGCTCTGTGACCGGCTGAGGTGGCATGTCGGTTGACCGACAGCACGACGTTCCGCGCCACGATGCCGCCGATCTTGTCGGCACTCAAAGTGTCGGGCGACGGTGGGGCGCGGCTCCAGTTAGACATCCCAGAGTGTGACTTACCGGACGTGCTTCGCTTGTTGGCGTGGCGCGAACGGGTGCTAGTGGTGACGGTGGTACCAGAGGGCGATGGAAAGCAACCAGACCGCTCCAGAAAACTCCATATCTGAGCGTTTGGAGCAGGTTATGGCTCAACTGAGCTATGACCAACTTCGCTTTCTGGCGGCGATGGCAGAGTGTTCTACCAAGGCCGAAGCAGCCGACGCTATCGGCGTCAAGCGCGATACGGTCTACCACTGGCCCGACATTGTGGATGACGCTCTTCGCCTCATGGCGACTGACCGGGTAGAGGTAGCGCGGGCCATCGCCAAGAAGTACCTGGTGAAGGCGATGATGACCAAGGTCAAGGGTCTTGACTCGGGCGACGAAGCTACCCGCCAGCGGGCCGCCACTGAGCTTATCGAGTGGCAGTTGGGCAAAGCGGCGCAGAAGAACCTCAACGAGAACAGCGGCGAAGTCGTGGTAAGGGTGGTGCGTGATAGCGGGCGGGCAATCCGAGCTTGAGATCATCACGCCGGAAATGTACCCAAAGCAGACAGAGATTGCCGAGCACCCTGCTAAGCGCAAGGTGGTGTGTGCCGGACGGCGGGCGGGCAAGACGACATTGGCCGCTGTCATGGCGATTGACCACATGCTTGACGGGCGTCGCGTGCTTCTAGCCTCCACCACGCAAGAGCAGTCAGACGCTTTCTGGGACAAGGCAAAGGCGTGGCTTGCGCCGGTGATTGAGGCCGGGATCGTCGGCAAGAACGAGGCGCGGCGCATTCTCACGTTTGGCACGACAGGCCGCATTCGCGTCAAGACGGGCCGAGATGCCGACGTGCTGCGCGGTGACTTTGCCGACTTCCTGGTGCTGGACGAATGCGCCCTGCTTGACCCGAAAGCGTGGGACGAGGTGGCCGCGCCGATGCTGGCCGACAACGACGGCGACGCCATGTTCATTAGCACGCCCCGCCGCCGCAACTGGTTTCACGGCCTGTACCTTCGTGGTGTGGACGACACCGGTGATGGGCGCTGGCACTCCTGGCATTTCACCAGCCACGACAACCCGCACCTAAGCGCTCCGGCCCTGGCAGAGATCACCCGCGACATGACCTCTGAGGCGTACCGCCAAGAGATCATGGCCGAGTTCCTGGAGGGTGAGGGCGCGGTCTTCCGCAACATCGCCGCCTGTCTCACCGCACCGGAGACGACGCCGGCAGAGCACGCGGGCCATCACATTGTGGCCGGTTGTGACTGGGCACGGCAAGCCGACTATTCGGCCTTCTCGCTTGTCTGTCGGGACTGTCATGTCGAAGTGGCGCGGGATCGGTTCAACCAGATCGACTATCACGTCCAGGTGGCCCGGTTGAAAGCGCTCTGCGACAAGTGGACCGTGGCGACGATCTTAGCCGAGACCAACTCAATCGGCACGCCAGTGCTGGAGATGCTTCAGCGGTTAGGCCTCCCCGTCCGCGGCTTTGAGACCACCGCCTCCAGCAAGCCGCCGCTGATTGAGTCGCTGGCCCTCGCCTTCGAGCGGGAGGAATGCCGCTGGCAGGCCGACCCGGTGTGGACGGGCGAGCTAGAGGCTTACGAGCGCAAGGTGAGCACCACAACGGGCCGTAGCCAGTACAGCGCTCCTGAGGGCGGCCACGACGATACCGTGATGGCGCGGGCGTTGGCGTGGCAGGCGTGTGACAGGTCACCAACTGGGGGCATCTTCGTATGAGCATACTCAGTAACCTACTCTCAGTGTGGCCGCGCCCGTCTGCGTACAAGGCGAGCCAACTCGCCACCGCCATGCCGACATGGCAGGTGGGGACGCCGACCTACCCGTCGCGCGGCTTCGAGCCGAACGTGCGCGAGGGCTACGGGCGTAACGAGTTGATCTATGCCTGCATCGCCTACAAGGCCAACAGTGCCAGCCAGGCGCGGATGGTGGTCAGGCGCGAGAGTAACGGCGAGGAGCTAGAGCAGCACCCGCTACAACAGCTGATAGACCGCCCCAATCCGTTCATGACTCAGTTCGACCTAGTGTCACTGACCACGATCTTCCTCGACTGTGCCGGGCGGGCGTGTTGGGAGAAGGTACGGAGTGCGAGCGGCGCGGTTGTCCAGCTATGGCCGTTGCGCCCTGATTGGCTACACCCAATCCGCGACGCCAAGCGGTTCATGGTCGCGTATGAGTACGCCGTGCCCGGCATGAACCCCGTCCGTATTGACGCCCGCGACGTGCTCGAGGTGAAGTTGTGGAATCCCCTCGATCTGTACGGTGCGCTCGCACCCGTGACCGTTGCCAGCCGCGTGGCGGCAGTGGACAACAGCGCCACCGACTTTATCAAATTGACCTTCGAGCACGGCGGCGTGCCTATGGGCGTGCTGTCCAGCAAGCAGAACCTTACCGAGACGCAGGTTGAGTCTATCCGCACCCGTTGGCGGCAGCGGTATGGCGGTTTCCGCAATTGGGCTGACCCCGCCGTGCTGGACGCTGATGCCACCTACCAGCGGGCCGGGCTCACGTTCCGCGAGTTGGGCTTTGACATTCTTGACGCCCGCTCTGAGGCCCGCATCTGTGCCGTGTTGGACGTGCCGCCCATTTTGGTGGGGGCCAAGATCGGCTTAGACCGGGCCACCTACGCCAACTATGCCGAGGCCCGCACGTCCTTCTGGCAGGACGGGCAGATACCGCGCCTCCGTCGCATTGCCGACGAGTTCACTACCGACTTGGCGTCCGAGTTCGGTGTGGGCATAGAGGTTGACTGGGATTTGTCCGAGGTGCCCGCCCTGCAAGAGGACGCGGGCGTCGTCTGGGAGCGGGCGGGGAAGGCGTACCAGTGGGGCGGCATCACGCTAAACGAGTACCGCAAGATAATGGGGCTAGATGCCGTGCCTGATGGCGACGAGTTCCGCGCCCCGGCCCCTAGCCCGTTTGCCCAGCCGACAGATGAGGATACTGACAGCGACGGCGATACCGACGAGGAGCCGCCGGACGCCGAACCGGGTGCCAAGGCGATGGCCAAGGCCGATACCGACGCGCCCGATGATGCTGACCGGCGGCAACGCGAGCGGGCGCTTGAGGACGACATGACGGCCTTCTTCGCCGCCGAGCTAGAGCGTCTGCGCGAGGAGCTACGTAGTGGCAGCGCCTAGGCGCGAATGGTGGGAAGAGGAGCTTCGCCTGCTCGCGCCGATCATGCAGAGGCACCTACGCGAGGGCTACATGGCCGCTGCCGAGAGTGCGGCGCGGCAGTTGCCCGCCATCGCCCGCTACCAGATTGATTGGGCGCTGGTGAATGAGGCCGCTTGGCGGCGGTCGCGCGAGTACGGTTACGAGCTAGTCAAGGGCATCTGCGAGACCAGCGAGGCGTTTCTGCGCGAGGCCATTAGCGAGTGGATGGACACGGGCCGCCCGCTGGACGAGTTGGCGGGAGAGTTGGCACGGAGCGGTATGTTCGGCCCGGCACGCTCACAGATGATCGCCGTCACTGAGGTCACGCGGGCCTATGCCGAGGGCAACCGCCTAGCCTGGCAGGCGTCGGGTGTGGTGGATCGGGTGCGCTGGCAAGTCGCGATGGACGAGCGCGTCTGTCCCCAGTGTGGCCCGATGCACAACCGGACGGACGCGGTAGGCGGCGACTTCGAGGGCATGGGGCCTCCCGCGCATGTCAACTGTCTACCTGGGGACACGCGTGTATTGGCCCAGGACGTTACGGCCTGCAGTGAACGTTGGTACGATGGAGATTTGGTCATCGTCCGCACTGCCACTGGCAAGCGTCTCGCCTGCACCCCGAATCACCCGATACTCACGCCTCGAGGATGGGTCGCTGCGGGCCTGTTGTATGTAGGCGGCTATGTAGTCGGCAGTGACGCTAGTGAGTGGAAACGCGGCGTCGATCTTGACGGCCAGAATATGCCACCCCGCATCCAGGATATAGCGGAAGCGTTTCGGGACGATGGCAACGTGATCACCGTACCAGTGCCAACCACCGCCAAAGACTTCCACGGCGACGGGGTAGGCTCCCAGGTCGCAGTTATACGGGCCGATGGCCTGTTGGGCGATAGTGGGGATGCCCCGGTCCTGCAGCATGGTCGCAAGCTTGACCTCGAGGGCGCTGGTGTGGGTTTGGTTGGCCTGCCTGGTGAGCGCGCGACGGATGCGCTCCTTGAGGCTGGCCTTGCGACCCCGAGCGGCAGTGTGAGCGGCGGCGATTTGGGCAGCGCGTCTGTCGGCGTCCATCTGCGACCACTTGAGGAGTTCGGCCTCGCTGCTGCCCCTAATAGGTACGCCAGCCTCAGTCAACCGATGCCGGATAGTACAGCGGTTCACACCAAAGGCTTTGGCAAGCGCGTTCACGGACTCACCAGCGATGTAGCGGGCGACCAGTTCGCTGTCCGGCAGCTTGGCACGGCGGGCGGGAACGCGAGCGGGATGCCGACGCTCCACCGCTATACCAGCCTCCTTCAGCCGTTTGACGACGATGCCCGCGCCGACGCCCAACTCGCGCTCGATATCAGCACAGGAGCGGCCGGCCCGGTATTCCTGGATGAGGTAGTCAGTGTCGAGCACGATCTTTTTCATGGATGCGTCTACAACCTCCAAACCGTTTCAGGACATTATAGCAGCAACGGCATCATAACGCACAACTGCCGCTGCTGGATTATCCCAGTGGTTGACCCCTACGGAGCGCCCTAGTGGAAGTGGAGATTCGCGGCCTGGAGGAGTTGCAGCGCAAGGCTCACCGCCTGGGTACCGACATGGCGCCGACCATGAGCCGCACGATGGACCGGGCCGTCAAGTACGTGCACAGCACCGTGCCCCCCTACCCGCCCGCGCCGCCCGACAGCCGCTACCGACGCACCGGCCTGTTGGGCCGCAGCATCACTACTGAGGTGCGGGCGCTAGGCGGCACTACCGTGGGCGTGATCGGCACAAACGTGGCCTATGCGCCGGACGTGATCAGCAGCGAGCCCGCCAACGGGGCGGGGCCGCAGGCGTGGTATCACAAGCGGACGGGCTGGTACACGTTGCAGGACGTGGTAGCGAAAGCGGAGCGGCAGATCATCGCC